AAAATGGGAGAATTTGGAAAAGCAAAAGGAAGCAGGGCTATATGGTATATGTGGCTCGGATCCCGGTTTTTAGAATTTGAGGCCCTAGGGTTTCTGAACGAGGACCACTGGATGGGCAGAGAAAACACCTTGGGAGGAGTTGAAGGCATGGGCCTACAGAAGCTAGGATATGTATTGAGGGACATGGCTGGCAAGGAAGGAGGGCTCATGTACGCTGACGACACCGCTGGATGGGACACCAGAATCACCAAAGCTGACCTGGAAAATGAAGCACTCATTCTCGAAAAAATGGACCCAGAACACAGGCGTCTTGCAGAGTCACTGATCAAATTTGCTTACATGAACAAAGTGGTGAAAGTAATGCGGCCCGGGAGGGAAGGTGTCACTGTGATGGATGTGATTTCCAGGGAAGACCAGAGAGGAAGTGGACAAGTCGTCACCTACGCTTTGAATACCTTTACCAATTTGTGTGTCCAATTGATCAGATGCATGGAAGGAGAAGGATTGCTGAAGCCTGAAGAAGTTGAAGGGTTGGAGCGAGGAAAACACAAGAAAATCCAAGACTGGCTGGGCAAGAATGGAAGAGAAAGACTAGCAGCTATGGCAGTCAGCGGTGACGATTGCGTGGTAAAACCAATGGATGACCGATTTAGCACTGCTTTGCATTTCTTGAACAGTATGTCAAAGATCAGGAAAGACATCCCTGAGTGGAAACCCTCAACGGGATGGAGGAACTGGCAAGACGTCCCATTCTGTTCACACCATTTCCATGAGTTGAACATGAAGGATGGCAGAACCATCGTGGTCCCATGCAGACACCAAGATGAACTGATAGGAAGGGCACGATTGTCACCAGGATCTGGGTGGTCCCTCACTGAAACAGCATGTCTGAGCAAAGCTTATGGTCAGATGTGGCTACTCATGTACTTTCACAGACGTGACCTGCGGCTGATGGCCAATGCCATATGTTCATCTGTACCAATCTCATGGGTGCCCACGGGAAGAACACCCTGGTCAATTCACGGAAAGGGAGAA